TAGCGGACAATCCTCGTAAACAATTATTAAGAGCATACAAAGAGGATGGTAAAACTAAATACAAACCAGTAATAGGAAATGCAGTAGAATTATAATAAGAAAGATAAATGAGAAAGACATTAGGGGTAAATATTTCACATAACTGTTCGTTCGCTTATTTTGAAGACAACGTATTAAGACAATATTATGAAGAAGATAGGTTTAACAAAATTAAAAATTTTGAACCTCCTAATCCTATTAAAGAAGAATATAAATATAAAGTATTAAAAAAATTTAAAGATGTTGTTTTTGATAAAGTAGTTTTTGTTTCTTTTGATAGAGGAAATGTTTTAATAGAAAAACACTACATTGATAATATTTTAAAACAATTAAAGTGTAAAAGTTTTAAATTTTATAATGGTCAACACCATCTGTTTCACGCAGTATCTGGTTTATACTTTAGCAAATTTAAAGAGGCTTTGTGTTTGATTTGTGATGGAGGCGGTGAATATTTTACTGATGTTAATCTTGAATTGTTTAGATTAATAGAATCTATTTTCTACATAAAAGATAATAAAGTTAAACCTTTTTATAAACACTACTCGATGGCTAAATGTGATTTTTTTAATAATTTTAAAAATATTATTTCTGAATCTAATTTTAAAAAAGAAAATGTAGATATTAAATTAAGTAACAAAGAATGTGGTGGATACAAGTTTATGCGATACACAGAGAAAGCAGGTTTTAAAAATTTTGAAGAAGGACAACTAATGGGCATATCTGCCTATAAAAATAAAAATACAGATTTAAATAAAAATGTTTTAGAACTTGCACACAAAGCTCAGGAAGAAACTTTAGAAGAAAGAATAGAATTAATTGAAAAAGCAATGACTTACATCGATTGTAAAAATATTATATTATCAGGGGGATATCATTTAAATTGTTCTAATAATTTTAAATTAATAAAACATTTTCCCAAATTAAATTTTTTTGTAGATCCCATCGCTCATGATGGAGGAACTGCGGTAGGAGCAGCAGCGTATGATGCATATTATAAAACATAAAGAAGAAGCCGTAGAAAAAATATTAGATCAACAAGTAGTTGCTATATTTCAAGGACACTCTGAATGGGGTCCAAGAGCTTTAGGTAATCGCTCCATGTTATTTGATCCACGAAATAAAAATGCAAAAGAAATAGTTAATAAAATAAAAGGTAGACAATGGTGGCGACCTACAGCTGCAACAATACTGTACGAATACAAAGATGATTATTTAAACATGCACGGCTTAGATGAGTCTCCTTACATGACCTTTGCAATTGATGCTAAGCAAAAGGCAATTGATGAGGTGCCTGCGTGTGTGCACGTGGATAATACTTGTAGATTTCAAACTTTAAAACGTGAACAAAATCCTAATTATTATGACTTAATAAATTTATTTTATAAAAAAACAGGTGTGCCTATTTTACTTAACACATCATTTAATTTAAAAGGCTATCCAATTGTAGAAACACCGAACGATGCCTTGTTGACTTTGCAAAACAGTGATATAAATTATTTATATACACCATGAGTAAAAAAATAATAATACAAAAAGCTTTTTCAAATATAGACACAGTACATGGTTATTGTGAAGAATGTGAGGAAGAATCTATCTTAGTTGCAATTGTATCTGATTTTTATAGATGCACAAACTGTGGATCAGACACCAGGCAACATGTTAATGGCAATATAAAATACATAAAATTAACTGAAAGCGATAAAGAGTACATAAGAACTAATGATACCAACAATACAGATTAAAGATAATTTTTTAAACGAAAAAGAATTTAAAATACTTTATAATAATGTTGATAAAGTTTCTTATGTTCCCAAAGTTGATATTGAAGGTCGTAACTATGGTTTTAGATATGAGTTTAGTGAAAATTCAGACAATCAATGGCTTTTAAAAAAAATAAAAAAACAATTTTTTCCTAATACTAATTTAAAACCAAATGGGTGTATGCATTATCATTTAAGACATAATCATGAAAAAGTTTTAGCTCACACGGATCCCAATGATGATTATTGTTTTATTTTATATTTAAAAGGAGAAGAGCTGGTTTATAATGGAACTGGATTTTATCATGAAAATAATTTAAATACCTACGTGGGTTTCGTAGAAAACAGAGCTATATTTTTTGATGGTAAAAATAATTTGCACACTGACTTACAAGCTTTAGGAGAAAGCTCTTTTAGATACACAATAATTGTATGTTACAATCATGGCGAGAAAATTTAAAAATTTTGTACCTAGACCAAAGCCTCGTAAACGTCCAAGGCGTCATAAAAAAAATTTAAATAAAAATGAAAAACGCAGCTATAAAAAATATAACCGACAAGGCAGACGAGCTAGCTAATCTGTATTGGAAAACTAGGGAAGAGAAGTATAAGATACTTTGGTATCAGAAGATACGACAGGCTTCTTCTCTGTGTCAGGCTTCTTCGGAGGAAGAATCACCTCCTCACACTGAAACCTAGGGTACATTCTATACTTTACTACCTCTTGTTCTGTAAAGTCACCTTGATACAATATATCGTATGACTCTGACAGACCGGTTCGAACACAATCATAATAAGTATCCACAGGTTTTGGATATGTATCGTGGGTAAAACAATTACCAGCTATGGCAGAACACACGTATACAGTTAAAAAAAATTTCATTGACAACCCTTGTAAAATTATATAAATATCCTATATCTTTAGATATTAATGAAAGGATATACTAAATGACAGATATAAGCAAATATAAAAGTCTCGCAGTCGATCATGCCTGCTATGATAAAATTGATCAGATGACCAAGACTCTGGCACCAGGGATCACTCTATCAAGAGCACAAGTGATTAGAATGTTAGTAGATGAGAAAGCAAAGAAATTAAATGGCAAATTTACAAAGCGTATTTCCAAAAGCCGTTAACGTTCTTGGTGAAAAGAGAAATCCAGAGCGTAGTCTTTGGAGAAACGTGTTAATTGTAGCCCTGGAAGATGCCATAGGAAAAGGTTGGAAAGACTATGGTATTGGGAAAGGTTACAAATGTGAAAGAGCACGTGCATATTTTATGGAACCCAACAGAGATTTTGCGTTGGTATGTCACTATGCAGGTTTCGATCATGAATATGTACGTATGAAAGCAAAAAAATACTTTAAGGAGAATGAAAATGACTGAGTTAAAAGATGAACATCTAGAAGTTATAGATAAAAATAAAGCAAAAGCATATGAAGAACAAAAAGAAATGAGAGATGAGTTAGCTTTTTTTGTAATGAATTGTACTCACTTTCAAATGCAAGAATTGTATTCAGAAATGAAAAGGATGAAAAGAAAAAATGAGAGGTGATAGCAACGAATATAAACTACTTGCTAAATGGGTAGATAATTTAAAGCCACAAGACTTTTATTTAACTGTTGAAATAGGTGTAAGAGAAGGCTACGGAAGTTATGTAATTACAGAAAATTTAAAGAATAAAAATTATTTTCATGTTGGTATCGATCCGTATGGCGATTTACTTTACAAACATCTTGATAACGAAGTGGATTATGAAAAAGGTACAATTGCATATTGGACGGATTTTGAGGGTAGACCTTTGGTAAATGAAGATGGCACACCAAAAGTACCTACCTACCCTAACTCTATGAAACAAACATTTTTAAGTGAGTTTAAAAATCATGAGAATTTTATTTTGTATCAATTAGAGGACACAGAATATTTTAATGCTTTTGGTGGTGGCCTGCCTGTCTATCAAAATGGTCAAAAGAAATTAGTAAACGTCTACGATTTTGTTCACTTTGATGGACCACACACCACAGAGAAAGTATTAGAAGAGGCTATGTTCTTTGCGCCACGATCCAGGATTGGCACAAGATTTGTATTTGATGATATTAAAACTTATGAGATGGATAAAATTGCACACGTATTAACCAACTTTGGATTTTTTACAAAAGAGATGGGAGATAATAAATGCATGGTGGAGAGAACTGAATGATTTCTGAAACAGATAGAGCCTACATCGCAGGCCTATTTGATGGTGAAGGCAGTATTACATATAAACAATACATGAGACAGCGTAAACATCAAAAGAAAGCATATCCAACCTGGTCTATAAGAATGGAGATAGCCATGACAGATAAATCAGTGCTGGTGTGGTTGCATGAAGTATTAGGAGTCGGAACCCTTGGAGAGAAACGATACAAGACAAAGTACACAGTTGGCTGGAAAAAACAGTGGCGCTGGCGATGTCAATTTAGAGATGCATTCTATGTCGCCACGTTGATATGGCCATGGGCCCATGTTAAATTTGAAGGCATACAAAAAATAATAGATCACTACTCGCATATCAAGATGAATGGTAAAGTAGTTAATCTAGAGGAGTATAAACAATTGATGAGTTTAGAATGATATGGAACGGTAAACCAAAGTTTGATTATCAAACTATTAAAAGAGTGACTCTGCCAAGCGGTAGAGTGTATGATATAAATGATGAGAAGCTGCCATCAGTTACCACGATACTGGGTGCAACCAGATCTGAGGAGTCTAAGGCAAAACTGGCAGCATGGAGGCAAAGAGAAGGCGAAAAGAAGGCAGACCAGATACGTGATGATGCAGCCGCCCGTGGTACAATAATGCACCGGATATTAGAGGGATATGTAAAAGGGGAAGGTCACATGGATCTTACAGATCTTGGTCAGGAGGCAGGCACCATGGCCCAAAACATCATCGATAAAGGCCATTTCAGGCCCTTAGAGGAGGTGTGGGGGCTAGAGATGCCCCTTTGGTACCCTGGGCTGTATGCGGGCGCCTCAGACGTCGCTGGTGTGTACGAAGGCCGGGAGTCTATCATAGATTTTAAACAAAGCAATAAATACAAGAAACGTGAGTGGATTGACGATTATTTCATACAATGCGCGGCCTACGCCACGGCTCACAACTATGTGTATGGCACAAACATACAATCTGGAGTGATTCTAATTAGCGTTAAAGGTGGCGATGTTCTAAGATACGTGTCACATGGTAAGGAATTTCAACATTTTATGTGGGCATGGCTAGGTAGAGTTGGTCAATACTACAAGCAACAGGCATCAGGGACCTAGACCCATAGTGTATTCTGTATGAGATTTATGTTTATAAAAAAATTTTTGAAAAATATGGTGATACAATGCTACAATAGGCTTAAATCGTTGATATTATTGGATAATACCTTGTTACAATGCTGCTACAATGGTGTTACAATGTGCTTCAGGGAAATCCCTACGCGCGCGCGTGAAAACGCTTTTTACAAAAGCAGTTTCTCATGTATAAAACACTAAGGAAGGAAATTATGACAGAAGATTTAAGAAGAATAGAATACAGATTTTTGCATTGGGGGCCATTTGTATGTAATTATACATTACTACCAGAAGAGATAGAGGCTTTTAAAAAATTAGAAAGTGGCAAAGATTATAGAAACAACTTAGCCGGACATTTAGAAAATGAAAAAGCTTTAGATCAAGACAAAGTTTTTAAACTTTTAACACCTTACTTACAGAGTTACATAAAAGGTTATCAGGAATACAGAGGCCAACCATTGTGTAATGGTTTTAAAATAGAAACAGCCTGGGTTAATCGACAAAAGAAAAATGAATTTAATCCTCCTCATACGCATGATAATCATTTATCTTTCGTGCTTTACACAGAAATACCAGAAGGTTTACATAAAGAATGTCATACAGCTGTATCCAACAGCCCCGGCCCTGGTTGCATAACGTTTGATTTTAATATGCCTGGAGACAATTCACATAAATTTTTTTTAACAACACATTCTCATCTACCTTCAGTGGGTGACTTATTTATTTTCCCTGCAGGTTTACCGCATTGGGTTTATCCTTTTAAAACAACTGAAGGAGAAAGAGTTTCTATATCAGGAAATATAAATTTAATAGACGGAGATAAAACATTAATACCAAAAAATGATAGCGAAAAAAAGTAAATACAAGTCAATCGTTATAAAAAAGAAACGATATTATTTTTACAAAATTACCTGGGTCGATCCGACGGGTGATTCGGGGCATGCGACTGCTCATGACTCACTAGGTTTGACTCCATCAATAATGATAACTCATGCATATTTATTTGATCAAAATAAAAAAAATGTTTGGACGTTTGCAACCTTTGAAGAAAACGACGAATTGTTTTCAGACAGAAATGTTTTTCCCAGAGGCTGTATTGTTAAGATGGAAAAGGTATTACTCTGATTGATTATCCTTTGATTGAGATACCGGCTC